GTTGTCCGGTCTTTCCCATTTTCCGCTTTCGTCGTGTGCTAATAATTTTAATTTCTCACCATCGTAAGAGTTATCGCCAGTGTTTTTCCAGTCAATAGTTGTGTCAAGTCCATCTAGTTCTCTTAGTTGCTCATTACTCTCAAGCTTTCTTCTAGTAAGTTTTGAAGCCGGAACCCTATACGCCAGTTCTGTCTTAGGACGATCCATACCGTCTTGGATCGGTTTGAAGAAAAACGGATAGTTAACGGATATTGGTACAACCTTGTCTGTGAACATTTTTTTAGCATCTGCTCCAGATTTAGATAGTATACCGAATCTGGCGTCACTTGATATCGTTGCTTGGTTAACAAGCTCTGCTGAGGACATAAATGAAAATCCAGACCTTCTGTTTTTAAGGTAGCACATCCCGTAACATCTGTTATCTGCTTTACACGCTTCCCAAAATATAAAGAATAATCTATTTGCTTCTCTGTAATCTGGTGCCCCAACGTCGATCTTTGACCATTGTAAGTACATGTAATGAGTGCCAGTAATATAAGTAGGTAAACCTTTGTTGTAAAACCAATAACCCTCATCTCTTCTTGTAAATTCTTTATCTATATAATCGTACCATTTCTCTTTAAACTCAGTATCGTGATCTTCCCAGTCAAACCTAGATTTAATTCTGTTTAATTCTTTTGGATACTCTTGCTTTTCCCATCTTTGTTCAACTTTGCTTTCGCTTCGTTTAAACGGTTCATTTGCTGCTGGTAAAGCAATCCTGAGATTCTGTATTTCAATGATTTGTCCAATTTTTCCAGTTTTACTTATTACTATAAAATCATAATCAGAGTTATAACCATACTCCCATTTTTTGAAACGATTTTGTTTCTTTAATATTTTAGGGTTAACAACATCTTCAACCTCTCTCCAAAGAGTTTGCTCGTAACTCACTTGCTTCTCCCTTCTGCAAATCCTTTAAAAGTTTTTTGTTCTTTAACTTCTTTAGGTTTTTCATTTAAAATATCCTCTTCTATTTGTATACGAGTTAATATTTCAAAAGCATCAAATATTGCTAATTTTTTTGTTGCAGCAGCATTTTTTAATCTATCAGCGCTTACATCATCGTCTGAGTCTACAATCTTTTCTTTTGCTACTTTAATTAGTTCTTCAACTGCTTTCTGCCCAGCTTGGATTATTTTCTTTTTCGTTTCCTTTATATTCATGGGTTAAAGCTATATCATTTGATTTCATACAATAAAGTCGTTCACCATCTATAATAAACTCAAATTCAGAGTTTGGGGTAAACGTAATAAGTGTTCCAGGAGTGATTCCTAGCGCTTCTAAGGTATTGTTAGTATATTTCACTATACCAACGTTAGGTTGTTCTTTTCTATTACTTAAAAAGCTTTGGTTTTTAATTGGTTTTATAAAGCAGTAGTCTAAATGAGGTTTAGTATTATACATATAAATTTGCTCAGGAGCGCAGAAGTATAGATTGTCTTTAAAAAAAGTACCACTATTTTTTTCAACTCCTCTAACGTCATAATATCTTCTTAAAATATTATGATGAATATAAACTTCATCACCAACTTTGATTTTTGTTTTATAAGCAGCTGGAGCTGAAACTACAACTGCTTTTTTACTTACAAAAATATGATTTTCTATACTTGAATTAATAATTAATTCTTTATCACCAACCGATTTGATATTTTCATATCTTTTATCTAGTGGTTTAATGATAAAATGATATATACTATTCATTAATACTTAAGATCGTACTCTACAGAAACCGCCATGTTAGAATTAAACTTTTTCCAAGGCAAGACTTCATCATTTTTAGTTATATATATATTATACGATTTATCTTTATCTTTAAAAAGAATATCACTAATTACATGACCACCATAGACTTCTTGTCCAGTGGAATAATGCATGGCTTCGTTTTTATAGTCAGCCCCTATACTAATCTTTCTTATTACCTTCGACATCAGATTCCATTTGAGTATATTCGCCTGTCTCTATGTCTACATTAATAGATCCATATTGTGTTTCAAGCACTTCTTTGTAGTCTCTTATATCTTTATTAACAACAGCAATTTCATGAAGCAATCCATGTTTTTGCGTTTCTAACAAGCCTATTTCATTGACTAATTTACTAAGATCTTTTTGCTGCTCTTTAATTAGCTTTAATTCTTCTTCTTTAATTTTCATTTTATTTAATTTAATTCTGAAATTTCACCTGTGTTTATGTTTATATTAACACTACCATACTTTTTCTCTAACGCGTCTCTAACTATAACTTCTTCAGATTTAGCATTTTTAAGTAACTCTACGTATTCTAGTTTAGTTACTTCCATTGATCCTATTTCTTGAGTTATATTGGTTACTCTTCTAGTTATTTCAGAAACTTCTTCTAGTTCTTTTTTTGTTACTTTTTTTGCTTTTGATTTTGCTTTTGCCATTTGATTTGATTTTATTGATTTTATTTGATTTTATTATTTATTAATTTATGGTGTGAGTGGTGAGTAGGTAGCAGTACTATTTAATGTTGCTGTGTCACCTCCTGAGCCTGAATCATTTCCATTATTTTCAAATCTCCACCAATTAACTGGATTTAAACTTGAAACGTCTCCTGGAGTTCCATTATTCCAAATGCTATCAATTTGAGGATCAGACAAATCATAATTAAACAAAGCAAGTTCATCAATGTTGCCATTCACTCCAAGTCCAGTAAATCCAGGAAGATTTCCAATTGTAGCAGCGCCTGATGGATAACTGCCTGGGTCAGTTGCTGCTCCGGCATTGTCTAATTGACCATTTATAAACAAGCTTAAAGCTCCTGATGATTTTCTAAGTAAAACATGAATCCAAGAGCCAGTATTTATTGTTGTATTAGATTTGTATTCAGCTACATTTCCACTACTATCAGTATATCCGTAAACAAGATTTGTTGTACCTGAAATTTCCGAAAACATAAAATAAGGCGTAAATGCTGGAGCTTGAGCTGGGTAATAGATAGCACTATAACCAGATGATGTCGTTAATTTTACCCATGCTGACCAAGTAAAACTTGCCCCCCAACCGCTTTGGTTTGTAGTAGCTATGCTATTTGATCCATTAAGCAGCAAACTTTTTGTGTTAGGAAAAGGTGGTGGAGGAGGTGGAGGAGGTGGAGGTGTTCCTCCACCCTTTTGACCTGGTAAATCACTTATTTTAGAGGTAGTTAACCCCATGCCCATGCTCATTTAAAATAAAGCTATTATATCATTCGCTGTAGTCGTCTGAGCTGATGTACTATCATAGCCATATATTTTAGTAGCTAGTATAGGCAAAAAAGATCCAGCTGTTACACCTTTAAATAATACTCTATCACCACTTTCTAATTCTACATCAATATTTCCTGCATCACCTACGTATATACAAGCTCCTCTTGATATTACAACAGCTGTATCATCTGGAGGTGCTGGATATGTATAAACGAAAGCATCGGCTGCTGCCGATGGTAATGTTATAGCATTAGCTGAATGAGCAAAAACTCTTGGTTGAGCCGCTTCATTTCCTTTTATACCAGCTATATCTATTGTTGTTGTTCCTGCTGCCATTTTTATTTATTTATTTTTGTTATTTTTTCAGCACCACGACTTCCGAAGTATGCTACATAAACTGTTACCAGCAATGTTTTTAATAAGTTTATCCAAGCTTCATCAACTTGAAATTGTAAGTGAAAAGAATCTACAGCCATCATAAATACTGCAGATGCTGTTAAGAATATTAAAGCTAGCGGTCGTGTGTTTTTAGAAAGCCATGAATCACTTTTCATATCGCTTCTCCATCTGCTAGAAACTTCTTTCATTTCAGCTATATCTTGCTCTATAAGTTTCATAGCTTGTTCTTTATCAACTGCCTTAATCTTATTATCACTTGTTATAAGATTTTTTACTACACCTAGTGTGCCTTGATCAGGTAGTACGTCTCCAAGAGCTTGTAATACCTTAGGAGCCTTACTTGATAAAAAGGCTCCTATTTTTGTTTCTTTAAAAGTTTTCTTTTCCATTAAAATGAAGCTCTAATAATTCGATTCTCCTTAGGTGGATTTGGAACTGGTTTTTTATTTTTCATTTTTTCAAAAGCTGACATTGGGCCTCCATATATTATTTTACCAGCTTTTTTATTAAGATAATTAGCTTCTAATTGAGTCATTTCTCTTGACATTGGATCTTGACCACCTCTTAAAGTACTTCCAACTGTAGAACTTATTTGAGTACCGTACTGTAAACCATCTCCAGCTTTATAACCATGAGTTTGCGCAAGGCCATCTAAATATGAGTAGTCTACTTCTGGCTTTGGTGGCTTAGTGTTCTCAACAACTCTATTAGAAACACTAGTAACAACTTTTGGCTGAGATTGTCTTGTGGCTTCAGCTTTAAATTCTGGAAAACTCAAATTACCATAAGCATTTTTGTCACGATTCTTATAAGCTTCTTCCATAGAAACTTTAGGTTTATCTTTAAAAGGTGTTATGGTAACGTCTGTTTTAGTTTCTTCATTGTAACCAGTTTCAGTTGGTGTTTTAGTAACAGTAATCTTAGTATCTTCTCCTGGTCCACCTTTTTTATAATAAGTTGTTGGTTCGTTTAACACAGGCGAGTTAATTAATCCTTTCTTCTGCATAGGAGAGTAAGAACACTTATTCTTGCCTATTGGTGACATTTTAAAAGCCATTACCCTCTACTTCTTGGTCCAGCAATTGAATTTACTATATGCATTAATTTTTTCTTTTCAAACTTAGCTTCGCTTTTTTTACCATGCTTAGTGTCATAAACGGCGTTAGCGGCATAGTCTCTAGCTTCACGAGCTTCTGTTTTGTAAATAGGACCTTTTTTCATTGTTGCAGCTCTATCGTCAACCGGCATGTACTTAAGATCATCTTTAGCTTGTTGATTCATTCTTGCTATACTCTCAGCGCCTTTTGATCCTGCATCTTTAATAGCTTTTTCGTAAGGCTTTATATTGTTTTTTAGAAAAAAGTCTGCTCCAGGGTTATCAGTGAAATATTTTAGTGTACTTGTTAATAATTTTGAATTATCAGTATTTTTTTCAATATTTATAGCATCAAGTTTACCTTGAGCTCTGTCTCTTCTTCTTTCTAATCTTTTTACTTTATTTTTTCCTGGCATAATATTTTTTTTATTTATTTTCTTTTGAATAAGCTTCTTTTTCCCAAGGAAACATTTTAGACCCTTCTATAATCCACTTACCATTGTATTTTATTTTTCCGTTTTTACGTGGATACTTTTCACCATTCCACATAACATATTTGTCATTATAATTTAATCCTTTTTTACCGTTAGACTTGTCAAATTTCTTGAACTGTTCAACATGAACTTCTTCGTGACTTATAATTTCTTCAAGTTGCTTAGGGTTTTTAACTTTGTTATTAACTGTTATAGTTCCGTTGTTATTAGCTCTTCCCAACACACCACTTTCTTCATCTACATGGTATACAGGAGTTATGTTAGTCTCGTAAGGCGCTTTTAGTTTAAATGCCATTATTTTCTTTTACAGCCAAAGTTTTTAGCGTAATTAGCCATTTTTACTACAGCTGGCTTATATTTCTTAGTATTCTTCATTACTTTACTAGCTGCAGAACAAGTAGACTTACCTGGCATATTTTTCTTTACCCAAGCGGTAAATTTACCTTCGTTTTTTTCTTTTATTTCTGGAAATTCTTTTTTATCCATCTTGCTTGTTTTTGTATGGAAAATAATAGTTTAATACGTTTTGCCTATTTTTACAACCACAACCACCAGGTATAGAATCTGCTAATTTTTTTATTCCTGTAGCTTTTGTAAACTTAGCTATTGTATCTCCTAATCCTTTTGATTCCATAATATTTATTTTTTAAAATCTTGAACAACACCATCTTTTTCTAGCAGCTCTTCCTCTTTCACCATCCCAGCTTTTTGATCTACTACAAAATGCTTTTTGTCTTTTGTAAGCCTTAGTGCCTACTTTAACATCACATTTAGTCACGGCTGTTTTTAGCTTGCTGCCAGGGTTTTTCTTTCTATATTCTTTAACACCTTTAGCAGTCATACCAGCACCTTCTTTTGTGCTTCTAAAATTACGACCTTTACCTTTTGTAGTTTTTCTTATTGCCATTACTTTTTCTTAATCTTCACGCAGTTATTAACCATTTTAGGTTTACCATTTTTATCTTTTTTTCCACTTGGTGATTTTTTCTTACCATCAGCTTTGTAACCTTTCCAACATTTAGGACCTTTAGTTTTTTTCTTAGCCATAATTTACTTTTTTTTACAAGACGGATCTTTTTTATGATTATATCCCTTTGCCTCTAACTTATCATGGTCTTCTTTTTTGAAAGCCATTTTAACTTTACAGTCTTTATACATTGGGTGAGGTTTAAATTTCTTTTCCATTATCTTATATTTTTCTACCTTTTTTATCTACCTTAACTTCTTTAACTATTACTTTAGGTCTCTTATTTTGTAATGCTTCTAACTGCTTGTTAAGCTCTTCTAGCTTACCATCAGCTTCTGTGCCATCTTTAATCATGCTAGCAGTTATACTAACCTCTTCTTTTAGTATATTTTGAGTTTGCTCTAGCATATCTACTTGGTCTATTAGCTGATTAATCATTTTTTCGTTCCACTCTTCTTTTAGTTCATACTCTAAACGAGATACTTCAACTGGTGGTAAAGTTTTAGCTTCTGCTATGTCTTCTTGTAAAGTATAGTACATGCCTACTACCGTAGTGGTAAACATTATTATCCCAATTACAGTTTTTATATCAATTTTAAACTCAGTGTTTTCAGATATTTTCATATTCTTTCGTCGCGTCAAATGATGGGCATGCTTTATTAGCAAACTCATTATGTGAATAAATAGTAGCAAGCGGAAACATAGCCATTAATGTTTTAAGGACGTGTAACAAGCTTTCTTTTTGTACTTCTGTTCTAGTATCCTTTGGTGTCTTACCATCACTCTCTACACCACCGCAATAACAAATTCCTATTGAATTTCTATTGTGCCCTTTGCAATGAGCTCCTGTTTTGTCTATATCTCTACCTTTTTTAATAGTACCATCGAGTTCTATATAAAAATGGTAGCCTATATCTGTCCAACCCCTGCTTTCAGTATGCCACTTTTTAATAGTTTCTACAGGTATGTCTTGACCTTCTCTAGTTGCAGAGCAATGTATTATAATTTCATTTATACTTCTCATTTTGAGTACATTTTAGTTATTGGATTTTTACTAGCAAAAGTGTTTTTAAAAGTTATAGGAGTTTGACTAAGACTATATACATCCATGATGGTGCTAGATCCTGAACCATCAACTGGAGTGTCTACTCCTTGGTTTTGTAAATCAATTAAAGTTCCTTTTTCTAAATTTCTATTATATATTTCTTTAGCTTCTTCGTATCTTATAGAATTTAGTTCTTTTCTTTTAGTTGTTTTAGATTGTTTGTATATTTTTTTAACTTTATTTAAAGTTTTTTTATTTTCAATACTTAAAGATTTGTTTTTCTTTAATTCTTTAGTACGTTCTATACCTTTTTTAGCTTTTTTGTTTTTATCTGCAGCTATAGATTTAGCTTTGGCTTTTTTATCGTATTTTTTTTGTTTATCAGCTTGTATTTTATCACTAGATTCTTTTATTTTAATTTTCTGATATTCTCTATAACTACCGTGTTTAGCCTTGTCGTACTCTTCCATTGAATTATTTTTTCTTATGCAACAGTAACCATTTGTGTACAGTATAACCTATGGTTAAGGTTAACAATAATATTTCTAACATTGGCTCTACCCAGTTTAATGTGGCTAAAGCAAATGAAGATGCATTTAATAAATACAGCTTCAAATCTTCCATATCCATTATCTATTTGCGTTTAATACTGCGTTTCCTTTATAAGGTATATTATCTATTTGTCTTAATGTAGGTATAATTGTTGTGTTGTTACTTTTCATAACTCTAGTTCCTACTATAGGCTTATTGCATCCACATTCTAATTTAACACCTGCTGGTGTTTGTTTTTCTCCGTAACTTGGCATA